AGAGCATGAAGAAGCTCTCACAGGGCGAGATCAACGAGGTCGCCCGGGTCTTGCAGAACATGAAGGACAGCGTCAACAGCAGCGCCCGCACCAAACGGACGGACACGGGCGGGGACGCCCGCACCGTCCAGCAGCGCCGGAAGATCTTCGCACTCACCGAGGAGCTCGGATGGAACGACGACCCCCGGCGCATCCAGGGCTTCGTCAAGCGGGTCACGGGGGTCGACCGCCTGGAATGGCTCAACGTGGCCCAGTGTGAGAAGGTCATCGAAGGGCTCAAGGCGATGGTAGCCCGGCAGGAACAGAAGGAGGCCCAGACATGAGCAAAGCACCGCAGGAGGGCGACAAGGCCGTCCTCGCCGCGCTGGACGGCATCGTTCGTATGCAGCGCACCATCCGGGGCGGGCTTGATGTGTGCGTCAACACGGGGCTCGTCTTCGTCCGCACCTACTACAACAACCTCCCGGAGAGTATCGCCCGCCGCCTCACGGAGCTCAACCCGGTCGCCCTGGCAGCTATCCCGGGGGCGACCTCCTTCCAGGGCAGCGAGAAGGCCCGGAAGAACATCGCCGCGAGCGTGGCGAGCGACGCGGCCTTCGCCCAGGCCATCCGGGCGGCGAACATCTACCGGGAGAAGCTGGGCTATGAGCTGCTCGGACCGGACGGCAACCCGGAGCCGGGAGAGGAGGGCGGCACATGAAGGAACAGCCGAAGGCCAAACCGTTGACCGAGTTCCAGCAGTACGTCACAAAAACCTCGAAGATGCTGCTCATCGGTGAGATCGTCCGGGCCCGGAGCTTCCTCGGGGAGGGAACAACCCCCGAGGGCTACCAGCAGCTCGCCGACACAGGCATCGAGGAGCTCATGAACGACTCCAACATTTTGAGAGCCGCCGTCGCCCTGGCCCGGGAGACCGAAGTGTCGGAGAGCGTTCGCCGCTCTCTCGCCGCAAGCAAGGCCTCCAGCGGCTCCAAGAGCGGCCCCTTGCTTAGTTAGGGGGTAGGACATGGCCCAGAAGAAGAAACGGCTCACACAGCGCGAGAAGGCCGAGAGAGCAGCCATCAAGAAGAAGCTCCGGGAGGACGGGCTCCTCCCTCCCATAAAGCCCCGGCTCAATCGGAAGAAGTTCGCCCGGGAGACCTGGGCAGAGTTCGACGCCTTCTATAAGGCCGAGCCCATCCGAGCGGAGGTCTCGCTCCTCAAGGCGATCGGCTTCATGGTGGGGCCGGACATGAAGGAGGTCTCGCCCGAGGAGGTCGGCGTCCTCAAGCTCCTCAAGCTGGCGGTCGAGTACAACGCTTTTCTCAAAAAACTCGAGGAAGAAGGGCGCACGACGTACACCTACGGGGAGCTCATTGACGAAGTCATTCTCCCCATCACCAACCTATAGGAGGGTTCAATCATGGCAAAACTCACACCCGACGCGACGAGGACGGAGTACGGCCTCGTCATCAATCAGAAGATCATCCCCTGGGGGGCCAGATGGCCGAAGGACTCCGGGAAGTACAAGAAGGGGGACAAGTACAAGGCCGACCGCCGCCTCTCCGGGGGCACGGGCAAGGTCGCGGGCGTCACCATCCACAACACGAACGACCTCCCCAACGTGGAGGAGGACGCGGAGCAGTACACCCGGGCGACGTGGCCCAACGCCAACATGAACGACTCCCGCGTTCACTACTACGTCGACGACATCAACGCATGGCAGAACCTCGAGGACACGGAGGTCGGATGGCACGCAGGAGACGGCAGCGGCCCGGGCAACGGGACGACGATCTCGATCGAGATCATCATGGACGGCACCGGGAGCAAGGAAGACCTGGGGGCAGAGGAGAACGGAGCCCTCCTCGCCGCGCTGCTCTTGAAGAAGTACGGCCTCACGGTCGACCAGCTCTACACACACAATCACTGGATGGGCCACCCCGACAAGATTGTCCAGGGGGCCCGGAAGAATTGCCCGCTCTACATCCTCCCCCGCTGGGCGGAGTTCAAGGCGAAGGTCGCGGCGAAGCTCGCCGAGATCAGCAACAGCGCCGAGGCTCCCGACAAGCTCGACACAGAGGGGAAGACGGCGATCATGGGCAGCGCCGAGGCCACGGCGGCGCAGATGGCGGCGTTCTGTCTGAGCAAGAACGCCGAACCCAGGCTCCCGAGCTGCACCGTGGAGGAGCTGGCCCGGCTATTCCTGGCCGAGGGCGAGGCGGAGGGTGTCCGGGGCGACGTGGCCTTCGCCCAGAGCCTCCACGAGACGGGCTTCTTCAAGTTTGGCGGCATTGTCCAGCCTGGACAAAACAACTACGGCGGGCTCGGGGCCCTCAACGGGAACAGCGCCGGACAGGCCGCGAGTTTCCCCGACCCGCGCTCCGGCGTCCGGGCTCAAATCCAGCATCTCAAGGCATACGCCACGACGGAGCCCCTCGTCAATGAGTGCATCGACCCGCGCTTCTCCCTCGTGGCCCGGGGCGTCGCCGAGTTCGTGGAGTGGCTGGGCGCAGCGGACAACCCCAGCGGGCGCGGCTGGGCCGTCCCCGGGGCGGGCTACGGCGGGAAGATCGTCACGCTGCTGGGCCAGATCAAGGCCACGGAGACGGAGGAGCCCACACCGCCCACGCCGCCCGACGACGGCTACCCCGAGGGCACCCCGGCATGGCAAAAGGAGGGCTTCGAGGCCCTCGTCGAGCGCGGCATCATCAACTCCCCGGAATACTGGAAGACGCGGTTCGCCCAGCCTATGACGGCGGGGGAAATCCTGGCAATTCTCGGCAGAATATAAAGAGGAAGGAGGGCGCAGCATGGACGGACTTGTCAAGGAGCTCACGATCGAGATGCTCCCGGAGGGCCCCTACAAGCAGATCGCCGAGGCGATCGGGCCGGAGAACTTCTACCGCCTCGCCGAAGTAGTCGGCGGCGCGACCATCTACATCCCGAAGCCCGAGAGCCTCACCCGCCCCGTCCGTGACGCCCACATCAAAGCCGAGTTCAACGGCTACAATCACCCGGAGCTCGCCCGGAAGTACGGCGTCACAGAGCGATGGGTTCGGCAGCTATGCGGCCCCGGACAGACGGAGGGACAGATCGAGCTTTTTGAGCTGCTGGAAGGCATGACGGGCACAGATGGAAACAACCTCTCTTAGAAGTGCTTCATATGTAAACTTCACAAGACACCCGCTACACTAAGAGTAGAAGCTCCGCTTCTACTCTTAGTTTTTGCCAAAAGGAGGCAGTAGAAAAATGGACATGGAGATCATCACCAGCGCAGCGAGCACCGCGCTCGCGAACATCGTCCTCGCCGTGATCGCCCTCGCCGGGGCCTATGCGGTCTACTACATCCGCCTCGCCGGGGCCCAGATCAAGGCCCAGACGCGGCAGATCGAGGACAAGACGGCCCGGGAGCTCCTCGAGAACGCTCTCGACGACGTCGTCAACCTCGCTACAGTCTCGGTCAATGCCATGGAGCAGACCACGGCCCAGGCTATCCGGGACAAGGTGAAGGAGGGCAAGGTCGACCGGGAGGAGCTGCTCAAGCTCGGGCGGGATGTCTTCCGGGAGGTCAAGAAGGCGATCGCGCCGGAGGCCCAGGAGGTCATCACGAAGAACCTCGGCAGCTTCGACGCCTACTTGACGAAGTGCATCGAGGACGCCGTCCTCAAGGTCAAGCGGGGCGACCCCTACCTCACCCTCTCCGGGGAGCTGCTGGAAGGCATCCAGGAGGCGCAGACACCCGCGCCCGCCCCCGGGCAGTAAAGGAGGGGCCCACCATGGATGGCGCTACTATTGCGATGTTCGTCTTCCAGACGGTCATCACGGCGATCATCGGCATCGCCTCGTGGGGGGTCAAGAACGCGATCGGCGAGATCAAGGCGGCGATCTCCAAGCTCGAGACGAGCGACAAGGAGAACGCCGCCGAGATCGCCAAGGTCGCCCAAGACCTCAACGATCTCAAGGCAGACCTCCCGCTCATTTACGTCACCCGGGAGGACTTCATCCGGGTGAGCAACAACATCGACAACAAACTCGATCGCCTCCTCTACAGGAGCGAGCGGAAGGAGGAATAGAAAACTATGGCAATCTACGACGAGCTCACCGAGCAGGAGATCAAGCAGAACAAGGCCATCCGGGGCTACATCGTCCGGGCCCTGGCTAAGGGGGCGAAGAACTCGCTCCTCGTCCGGCATATCACGAACGCGCTCCTCGCGGACAACCTCATCACCGTCCCCGACATCTCGAAGCAGCTTTCCTATTTGGAGGACGGCGGCTACATTGAGTTTACGGACACCCGGGCGAACGCCTACAACGCCTACCGCCGCGACGCCGTCATTCAGCTCACGAAGGCGGGGGTCGATCTCGTCGAAGGCACGACGGACGACCCGGGCGTCGATGTCTAAAGGCGAGCGCCGGAGGACGCGGGTGAGCTCGACGGTCGACAAGCTCCCGGACGAGATCAAGGTGGAGTTCGACCTCCGGCTCGCGGACACGGCGAACACCTACGAGGAGCTCTCCGCATGGCTCAAGGAGGAGGGCTTCGAGATCAGCAAGTCGGCAATCGGGCGCTATGCTATCCGCAGCACACAGGCAGCGCAGCGCGTCGCCGAGACCCTACAGCGCACCCAAGCGATCGCCCAGGCGGTCGAAGCTCACCCCGACCTCGACTACACGAAGGCGGCGTCGATGGTTCTCATGGACGGCCTGATGCAGCGGGTCAGCACAGCGGAGGACGACTTCGCGGAGATGCCGCTCGACAAGGCCGGGCGGCTCATCGCCTCCCTGTCCCGAAACGCCACCTATGAGAAGCGCGTCCGGCAGGAGATGAAGAAGAAGGCGGAGCTCGCCTTTGAGCAGCTCGAGGCCGAGCTCATGGCGGCGATCAAGCAGCACCCCGAACTCGTGGGAGAGCTGCACGACGTCCTCTCGAG